ATCAAGGAAGCATATTCTGCCGTGTTCGGATCCGATGATGACGTGTTCGGCTCTGCAGACACTATCAACTGGTGGCGTGTTTTGGGTAATTTTGTGGGCGTGGTGGTAGGCGGGGCCTTTCGCTTGCTGGCTGCGGCTGTGCGTGTAGCCGTCGTCCCCATCAGGATGGTCACCGGCGTCATAAGCACCATGATCAGCTACTTCAAAGGCGATATTTCTCTATACGAGTCGGGCCGCAGGCTCATCGGCACCTTTGTGGACGGCATTACCTCCATGGCCAGGGCTCCGTTTGAAGCTGTCTCCTCCATCCTTGGCCGGGTGCGTAATCTGTTGCCGTTTTCAGATGCCAGGGAAGGCCCGCTGTCTCAGCTCACACTCTCTGGCCAGAAGGTCATGGATACGCTGGGTGAAGGCATCACCGGTGCCGCACCGCGGTTGCGGGCCACGGCGGTAGATGCGCTTTCCGGCGTGGCTATTGTCACCGGGCAGGCCCCTAATACCGCAGCTGCCAACGCCAAGGGAGCGCAAGCCGGTCCGAGGCGTGAGCAGGCCAGCCGTGAGAGCGGCCGTGTCGTAATCCAGCATCTGTCCGTAACCCTGCCCGGTGTGAAGGACGGGGAAGGCTTCGTGGCGGCGCTGCAACGTCTCGTGGCGGAATTCGACGGTTCCGCGTCCGGACTCAGCCAGATGAAGGAGGCATAGCATGGATGGCCTGCTGACCTTCGAGCACGGCGAGATCCGCCTCGGCGATACCCTCGTGCCGGGTGTCCTGCAACGCCTGAGTGTTGGCGGCAGAGTCCGGTACGACGAAGCCCTGCAGGATGGCCTTTCCGGCAAGACCAAAACCCCCATGGGCTGGGAAGATAGCGAGGTTTCAATATCGCTGCTTCTGCTCACAGACGATGACAGTGATTGCTTTGACAAGCTGGCCGAACTGAACCGCCTGTTCAAGGGCCATGACAATGCCGCCAACCCCCGAGTGCTGCGGGTGGCCAATCCGCATCTTGCCGCGCGGGATGTGGATCAGGTGGTCTTTGATTCGCTTGATTCCAGCGAAGGCAACAATGACGACACTGTTGAGGCGACGTTGCGCTTCATGGAGCATCGTCCGCCTATTCAGATTTCCGAGCAGCGGGCGACCGGCGTAGCCGGTGCAGCGCCCACCAGTTCCACGACCACAGAACCGGGGCTTTCTCCCAGTATACTGGGGGGCCGCTGATGAGCCTGCAACAAAACACTATAGCCGGAATCAATGTCCGTGTCGTCATTGACGGTATGGTGGTGGCCCGTTGCCCCCGGTGTGTTGTTTCCTTCGACCGCCATACCGTTACCAGTTACGGCGAGATTGATGTGCCTGATCCTGAAGGCGTATTGATGCAGCGCGTGAAACCTGGTCAGCACGTGTCTGTCCGCTTCGGTTACCGGCGCCAGCCCGCGCGGGAATGGACCGGTCTTGTGGATGGATGGCGGCCGGGGTTTGGCCGTAACCGCGACCAGCTTACTGTGCAGGTGCTTGGCCCGGAGTTCGCGCCTTTCATGCGTACCCGTGTAACGGAAGCCTACATGGATGAAACGGCCGATGTACTTGCCCGGCTTATTCTGGCCAAGACCGGCTGCACTGTCGGCACTGTGGACGTGCCCGCCGTGAATCTGCCCCGGCTCACACTCCGCGATGTGCCGGTGTGGCAGGCCATGGAACAACTGGCCCACAGCTGCGCCATGGCCCACGGGCAGGATATGAGCCACCACGCCCTCTGGCTGGATGATGCCGGAGCAATTCAATACGGCCCGCACAATGATGAGCCGGAGGCGGTGCCTGTTATCGCCACCGGAGCGGGGTTGATTGCGCACAACCCTGCTCAGTCACCCAAAGCGCGGGGAAGCGTGGAAACTTTTCTGTTACCAGGTATGCGGGATGGTCGCCTTTTCAAGTTGCAGGATGTCCGTCGCGGCATTGATGCCGAATACAGGGCCGTACACGTGGAACACCACATAGAGCAGACCAAAGCCAGGACATGGCTCTGGTACGGAGGGGAATATGAACGGTTCTGATACCGATCTGCTCCGGCTTTTCAAGCGTGTGGTGGAATTGTCCATGCCCAATCTGCGCAGCTACTACCGTGTTACCCGCAAGGCCAAGGTGGTGCAGAGCTATGCCAGTGACGGCCGCTACTGGGCGGACGTGCAGCCCCTGCGTAACGATGACACCCCGGACCCGAAAGAGCCGGTGGTGCCCAAGGTGGAAATCCCCATCCTGTGGGGCGGCCCGGAACGCGGTGTTGTCTGCCCGCCCATGGTCGGTACTCTGTGTGACCTCAGCTATTACGATGGAGATCCCAACTACCCGCGTATCAGCAACTTCCGTTGGGAAGGCAATGTCGCCCCGGCCTGCGAGGTTGGCGCGCTCGTGATCCAGCTGGACCCGAGCACCTACATCAAGATTGATGCAGGCAAGAACCTTATCGAGGTCACCCCTGCCAACCGGGTGGCCACAGTGGGCGGCAACAAGACGGAGACAATCGACGGGGTGTGGACCATCAAGGCCCCGCTCATCATTCAGGAAGGAAACGTGCAGGCAACCGGCGCTGATGGGGAGGTAGGAACAACAACGGTCAAGGCACACACCCAGCAAGAAGGCAGCATTACCGTGCTGGGGCATGTGCAATGTTCCTCGCTGTCAGTTGCCGACAATGCGGATATTGGCGGCAACCTGAATACTGCGGGGGAGAGTTATGCGGGATCGAGGAGTGGAGGGGCTATTTAGTTATTTTCCAAAGGATAAGCCCCGAAATTACTGAGCCTATTATGCCAACAATTATGGCATTAATCCAAGCGTTATTGAAGAATAGCTGAATATTAGATTTGATATGAGCTAGTCCGTCTTTGGTGATTTTAGCCTTTGGTAGGCAAGTAAGAATACTAGGGTTGCGTTCTAACTCAATGAGTCCAATTTCTGCCATGTAATTTAGGTGTTGCATCAACAAGTAGGGGCGAAGCAAGTTCATTCTATCTTTCCAGCAGTCGCCAGTTTGTTTGAACGGATAGCGTTTATCGTAGGGCTTTCTATAAATATCTGAGAGAACAAACTCGCCACAATACCTAGATAAGACACGCAGTATATCACGTATCAACCTGTTATCAAATTTCATAACGTAGCTCGGCAATATGGATACAATCTTCGGCCAAGACATAGCCCTCGACACTGACCTGCAAGCCCTCGTGGCGGCCAACGGTGAACTTATCCTCACTGATGGGGCTGACACCGGCGTGCAGGATATCTGGTTGGCTATCTATACCTACGTGGGCACGCTCTTCTATGACACCGAGTTCGGGAGCCGTATCCCGGACTGGTTCAAGGAAGAAAACACCCCGGCCAATAGACTGGGATTTATCGCAGAAGTCAAACGGATTGTGCGTAAAGACCCGCGAGTGCAGCCGGGTACGGAACGGTGCTCCATCTCCGCATGGGACAAAACCGGCATTACCGCCGAGGCTGCATGGCAGTGGATTGGTGATGATCACCCATACAACCTTGTGTTCCGGGCCAGTGCCGAAGACGGAGCCGTAAAACTGAAGCAGGTACTTGCCGATGTCCGCCCAGACGCCTCGACTCTCTAAAACGCTTGATGAATGCCGCCAGATGCTCTTTGCCCGTATCGAAGAAGTGCAGGACGAGTATCAGGCCAAGGGATGGCTGCCGTTGCGCCTGAACCTGAACAAGGGCGTGGTGCGCGGCCTGATCGAGATTTTCGCATGGGGGCTGTATCAGCTGTACCAGTTTCTTGCCGCCATTCTTGTGGAGGGCATCCCCAAGCAGGCCAGCGGTGAATGGCTGGACCTGCACGCAGATCAGGTCGAGCAACCGCGCAAGCAGGCCACCAAGGCCACGGGCAAATTACGGTTTATCCGCCAGACCGCGCAGGGCAACACGCTTATTCCCGCAGGCCGCATTGTACGCACCATGCCGGATGGCACCGGCGCAACATACCGTTACATCTCTATTGCCGACACGGTTATAGCTGAGGGCCAGACCGAAGTGGCCGTGGCTGTTGTCGCCGAGGAGTACGGAGCCGCCGCCAACCTGACCGCGGGACAGGCGCTGGAGCTCATTACTCCGGTCAAGGGCATTACCGCCGTGGAAGTCCGGGCCGATTGGCTGGATACCGAAGGCGCGGATACCGAACCGGACAGGCTGGTACAGGCCCGTTATCCCTTGGCATGGCAGGGCAACAACGGCTCCTCGTATCATGTCTACAAGCGGGCCGCGCTGGGAGTAACCGGCGTGGTGGCCTGTACCGTGCTGGATCAACATCCCCGTGGTCAAGGCACCGTGGACGCGATCATCAAAGGCGCGGCTGGCATTCCTACCACCGACCTGCTGGATAAGGTGCGGGCCGCCATCGATGCCGAGGTTTTCGTAAATGACGACCTGCTTGTCAAAGCCCCGCAGGCCATTGCGGCGGCGATTACCGGAACTCTGTTCCTGTTACCGGGCACGGTGGTTGAAACCGCGCTGGCAGCAGCGGAAAAGCGCATTCGTGCGCTGTTCACGGACCCGACTACCGTCGCGGGCATATCTCCCCTGCAGATTGGAGAAGATCTGACATTGGACCGACTCACAGCTGCGGTCATGGCGGTACCCGGCGTCAAGCGTGTGGAATGGACCGGCCCCGCAGCGGATGTGGTCGTGCCTGACGATGGTTTGGCCATTCTGCAATCATTGACGCTCAGCCATATGGAGGAAGCTGCATAATGGCCCGCGTCTTCTGGCCATACTTCCGAGATGTGCTGCGCTGGCCGCTCATCTTTCGCCCCGGACCGCTGGCGGCGTTGGTCGAGGGGATAGCCCGTGTCTTTGACGACGTGCGCGAGGACATCCTCTGGCTTCGGGATCAGCTCAACCCCGCCACCTGTGAAGCTGATGGCGTTGATGATCTGGCGTCCGGACGCGGCATTGAGCGTCACCCGCTGGAAACGGCCGCGCAGTTCCGCAACAGAGCCGTTACAGCCTACGCGTGGCATCGGCAGGCGGGCAAGGTGCGCGGCATGTCCCGCATACTGGAACACTACGGCTATCCGGGATGCTCCATCCGTAACATGCGTGATGACGACCCGGAGCGCTGGGCCGAGTTCATGCCCGTTGTGCCGGTCGGCAGCGGGCTGGACATGCAGGATTACGCGCTCATCACATGGGCAGCGCAGGAAACCAAACCGGCCCGCTCCAAACTGGCGGGGCTGAACACCCGCCACAGAGCCGCCAATGCCGCGACGCACAGCGCCATGGCGCTCGTGCTGTCCTCCGTGGTGCGGCTGGAATACGAGCGCCCGGACTCTACCAAGGTCGCCGGGGCCGTCCGGATAGCCGGGCACATGCATATTGTCAGCAGAATCAGATTATAAGGAGAGCACCGTGAGCCTTATCATTACTAAAGCGGGCTTGTTGGCCCTGAGTGCGGCAGAAACGTCAGGCGCGAAGCTGCAGGCTACCCATATGGCCGTAGGCGACGGCTCGGGCCAGCCCCCGGAACACACCAACGCATCCACGGCGCTCGTCAATGAAGTTTGGCGCGGCGCGCTGGATGCCATCACCCTGCGAGAAGACGGGCAGACGGAAAGCGGGCAGGCCGTGGAATTCCGCGCCCACATCCCCATGACAACAGGTGGCTGGTATATTCGTGAAGTTGCTATCTATGCGGATGATGTGCTGCTGGCCATTGGTGCACATCCTGTCATGTGGAAACCCTCGCCGGACGACCCCACCAAGCTGGAGCATACCATTTATGCCCCTGTGGTTTTTGGTAACGCCGCTACCCTTGCGCTGACCATTGATCCGTCTAAAGTTCTTGCCACGCAACAGGCCGTGGATGAGGCAGTTGCGGCACACAACGTCAGTCCCAACGCCCACGGTAACGTTTTTAAAGCTCTTGATGACCACATCGGGGACCAAAACGATCCGCATGCAACGCTGCCGCCTGGTGGCGATCCGGGGCAGACAATCATCAAGCAGACAGATGGAGGTCTTGCGTGGGGCGCTGTTGCGGGTATGCCTGTGGGCGCATTGCTGTTTTCCACCACCGGC